GAAGGGGATCGAGTGGCGCCATGACAAGGGGTTCCTTGACGAGCACCCGCTGGCGTACAAGAGTATCGACACTGTGATGGCTGACTCCGTGGATCTCGTTACCATCGTGCACGAGCTTCACCAGCTAGTTAACGTGAAGGGCATGTGATGAAAAGGCTATCGTACCCATCGGCCAGGAAGATGCTCAGGGAAGTTCTTCTGAGTGCACCCGAGACCCGGTATCTGGCTACCACCCCGTTCTGCGGGATGTATTTCAACCCGCTTACCGGTTCACCATGCTGTGTCGTCGGTTATATATTCGCGAGGATCGGTGTCGAGTACGAGGATGTCTCGGAGCACAGGGCTAATCAGGCCGCCCTGACCTCACTGGATCATCTCTGGAGGGACAAGATGACCGGCAACGCTATGCTCGTTCTGTCCGAGGCACAGCGTATGCAGGACAGCGGCCGGTCCTGGGGTGAGATCTACGAGGATCTATTCGAGAGTGAGGAAGAGTAATGGGACTCAAGATCAATCTGTGGACGCAGAGCATCGACGTGGGCAACAACGTCCGTCTCGGTCTGGAACATGCTGACGTGTTCCTTCTGGACGAGCGTGGCGAACCCTACGCGGTGCTGGTCAACATTCAACGATACGAGGAGATGACAGGATGAACCTGGAACAGGCAGAATACGCCAGGCGGGTCGCCAAGTGGGCCATGCCCGGCACGCCGGGATACGATCAGAACGAGTGGATCCTCGTGCTCTATCCCGGTGAGTACGAAGATGACGGATCCCCGGAGACGGTGCCCATCGCAGCCATGCGAGAGGGAAGCTGCCAGACCACCGCCTGCATCGCTGGCGGCGTGGCCATCGAACGGGCACCGGAAGGGACCATGGTCGTAGATGGCGTCGATCTGATCTTTCCGGATGGGGAGGTGGTCAGCGTCCCGGACTTCGCCACACAGGAGCTTGGTCTCACCTACGATCAGGCCCTGACGATCTTCTGGGTGCCTGCTCCCTATGCCGCCCAGCGGCTGGCGTATGTGGCCGATCACCCAGGCGCCGGTTCGGAGGAGATCCGGGATGCGTTCCCGATTCCGGTTGAGGTGGCTGATATGTCCTGGCCGGAACTAGACTGACACGGCTCTGAGAGCCCCGGAGACAGCGAAAAGCCCCGGACCCTCTCCTACCACCAGGGGAGGTGTTCCGGGGCTTCTCCGTGCCGCTGAGAGCCGTACAGACCCTACTGTAGCTTGGCGGGCTTCACGTAGGCCACGGGCTGAGCCTTGTGGCCTAGCAGGATGCTCAGCGCCGGGTATTTGATCTCCAGTGTCCTGATAGCCGTGAAGTAACCCGCTGTCAGCAGAGCTGTCAGTACCGAGGTAGCACCGACCTGGATGCCCGGGTCAACGTTGAGCCCCTTGACCGCTAGCCATGCCGCTACTGCACCTACTGCGACCGGTACATAGGTACGGATCAGTGACGGCACCAGGGTAGCTGCCGTGATCTTTGCTCTTGTCTTCCTGGCCATTGCAGTTTCCTATCTCTTGGTGGTGAAATCGTGGTGCGCTCGCGCGCCTCTTCGGGCCTTCCATGACGCAGGGTTAGCCAGGATTGTTACCCGGTAACGAGTGCCCTTCCTCAGCTTGCGGAACGTTACCTGCGTTCCTGGTGTTACCTTGTGGCGGATCAGGAACCTGGGACGGAAGCGCAGCAGGTTAACCGTGTACGATTCAGCACCTCTAATGTGAGTCCAGCTAACCTGGGCCTGCGTGTACCGCTCCACTACCGAGATGCCTGTCACAGGGTTACCCGTTTTATCAGCCGCAGGCTTCGGTGCAGGCTTGTCAGGGATCTTGCCGGACGTTACCAGCCACTTCAGCTCCGCCAGCGTGCCCTTGTAGCAGTTGAAGTCCACCTTGAACCCGTTGAAGGAAATGTTGTCCGCGTACTGCCATATGGTCGGTGTCATACCGCCATAGGAATCCCAGCCCGCCCCGTTGTCAGCGTAGGTCGTGTACTGAGACGACACGAGCAGCATGCCACGGCTGATGAACGGCTCCAGGGAAGGACCGCCGATCTGTGCCCAGTACCAGTGCGGCAGGTAGACCAGGTGAATTACTCCGCCCAGTCTGCGGTAAGCGTCGATGAAACCAATGGCGTCAGCCATCTGAGGACGACCGCCAGAGGGCTCGAAGTCCAGCATAATCGGTGTCTTACCCGCATGGTTGAAGCACCAGGCAGCCTGCGCGGCTGCACGTCCTGCGGACAGGAAATGGTAAGCGAAGAAGAATGCCCCGCACCGTGCCGCTGCACTCCGGGCACGGTTGTAGTCAGGGTTGAAGTAGCCGGTGCCCTCCGTTACCTTGCAGGCTACGGCTAGCGCACCTCGCAGGCTTATCCCGGCCTGGAAGCCGGAAATGTCCGGGTAGAAAACAGAAATGGTGATCCACATCCTTTCACAGTGGTACTCCCCATTATACTGTCGGGCTTACGGTGCAGTCCTTATCCAGTAACCATTGAAACTGGGAACAAATCTGCCGGAAATATAACTGGTGTTGGAGTTGAAGCTGGTGGACACGTTCGTGTCAACAAATACCTGTAGCGCAACCACGTCACCTGGGTAAAGACCAAAAGGAGAATGGTCGGACATGCACGTAGCCGTATCGTTACCAGTGGTGGAAACGGAGTTTCCTCCTCGCATCCCGAATCTGCGTGTGGTGCCAACGGTGAGGTTAGGATTGTTAGCACCGGCAGTCAGCAGAATTGAAATTCTCTGGCCGATAGCGGTAGTGCCCGTCAGGAAAGGAACGCACGCTTCGAAGCAGTAATGGCCCTGTGTCTGGATAGTAGGGTTAAAGCCTACCCCAGCGCTGAAGAACCCGTCATTGTCGTAGTCCAGTGTTCCGCCAGGAAGTGTAGCCCAGGCACCGGAAGTGAGAGCGGCGGTGGCCGTTTTGTAGACCCGGAACGTGGGCCTGATGTCCATATCAGACAGGAAGCCCACCGCATCGCTGAGCTGCTGAAGCTTGGTAATGCTCGTATCGCCCGTAACGAAGGCGGGGACAGTTGGTAGTGTGGCCATTAGATACTCACAAATTCGAGCGCGAAGAAGGAACCGACCTGCGACACGTCGAAGGTGTTACCAAGTGTGTCAGCGATAACGAACACCTGAAGGAAGTCACCCACGTACAGATAGAATGGCCATATCCCACTGACCCCGGCAGCACCGGCAAAGGCGGCAATGCTCGGGCAGTAACCACCCCAGTGATCACCGCTGCCGATACCGTTACCAGCCGGGTTGTTAGGCCCTGTGGTGGAACGCAGTTTCGTAGCGACCGCGTGACCGCCGACAGTGGCGATAGCGTACCGGAACTTGTACCAGCCAGGCGTGTTGATGGTCAGTCTGGTATTGGCACCAGTCGCCCACATACCGTCCGTATCGGTGTCTTTCGTGTTAAAGGCTACAGCAGCAGCCGTAGCAGTGATAGCCGCACCACCAGCGGTGTCCCTGACCCTGGCAATAGGCTTGGTCAGCAGGAACGTGCAAGCGTTAGCGAGCTGGTTCATTTCATCGACGGTAGCGATATGCCCAGCAGGCAATGCTGGTACGGTTGGGATTTGCACAGGCACCTCCTACTGTGTGACCGTGTAAGTGATCTGAAGCTGCCAGGAACCTGGCCCGCCCTTCCATGATCCGTATTCAGCGGACTGGGTAGTGGATCCATTGCCAAGCAGAATGAACTTGCCGGTGCCCTGGAAGTTGGTGCCGAAAGCGGACGGCAGTGTAAAGGTGACAGACTTGCCGGTGTTGAACCACTGCTGAATTACGTTCCGGTTGGTCACACTGGTAGCGTCGAATGTACCAGCTCCAGGTGACTGAGTTGAGTAACCGAACAGACCACGAGCGCCGTTGCTCACGCCACCGGTCTTGTTGGTGCCGGTCAGCTTGACGGACTTGATGGCCACCGTAGCGCCACCACCAGGGTTAAGGTCCGCGTTGATCTGGCTGAACGGGAACACGATCTGGGTAGATTCGGAACCATTCTGGTTATTGGCAGACGGCAAACCCTGGTACGCATCCAGGTCGGTGTTCCTGCGGTTCCATGGCGGGTTGTTCTGCTTGCCGAAGTAAGCGTAGGTGTGCGTGTTCTGGTAGGTCTTTGTGGTGGTGGTGGTTACCTTAGCGTTGGTAACGGTGCCACCCACAATGGTGGAGTTGAACTGCACACGGTCGTCGCTCTGGCTCCAGCCGCGCCATAGCATTGAGAACTTGGAGCCTCCAAGTCCTACGCCCGAGTTACGGGCAGCACCACTGGACTGCTGGGAAGCGACCGTAACCATGTCGCCAAGACCGAGATACATTCTCACGGTTGGGCACGCTACCGGGTTGATCGTGACCACGTTGATCCTGACCTGCTCTCCCTCAGGAGTCACGTAGGATCCATTGGTAACCGGGTTCACAGTACCCGCTGCAAGGCCCTGAGCGGCACCAGCAGCCACTACGATCTGCCCGGAGATAGCGAACCCGGCGTTTACAGTTGCAGCAGCGCTGACGAACGAAACGTCAATGTCGTAGAACCCCGGTACGGTGACCACATACCAGTTCGGCCAGCCAGGCATAAGGCCCATGCCGCCTACGGTGTCCACGTAAATGTTGTCCCAGAAGACCTGTGGCGTGCTGTTCGATCCTGACGGGAACGACTGCGCCTGGTTGGTGGCACCCACTACCAGCATGGGCGGTGAAGTCAGCAGGCGAAGGTTGTCGGTAATACCACGCATATCGAGCGCACCAATGAACCCATGACCATCAGCGGCCGGGTTGTTCATGGCTGCGCCGAACTGCGGCGCCCAGTACGGTCGCCCGGCATCATGGCTAACGTCCTTACCCAGTGACACCTCAGGACCCGAGTCAGCCTGGCTGATGCCAATACGGGACGTGCTGCCCAGCACACCATAAGTAGCGTCTCCCGGGATCCATGCCCTTTGCGTTTCTGCCGGTGAGCAGTAGAAGGCAATGGTGTGGGAAGCGTCGGTAATGGTCTCGGAGATGCCTTCGATGAACCACTCCTTCGACAGGTTGCTGTCCGGGAATGATACCGGCAGGGTGCCTGAAGGGGCCACCATAGAGTTGATTTCCAGCGCGTAGAAGTTGCTGATGCCGAGACCGGTGGAGGTCTTGTTAAGGGTCAGCAGATCTACCGTTATAGACGCGGGAATCATCCACGGATCAGAACGTGAGTTGGCTTCCCAGGCAGCCCGGTCGTCCAGGTTAGGGTCTGAGTAGTAGTAGAAGCTCGTCAGCCCGGCTGATCCGAAAGCCCTTGACCAGGTAATCAGCGGTAGCTGCAATGGCGCATGAACGGAGTTCTGCGCGTAAATACCGTAATTGTTCTGGCTGGCCTGATTGATGAACCCGGCCCCGGTCGGGAAGGTCTGGGATGCTACGCCCATCTCGTTGGTAAGGAACTGATCGCTAACGGTCCAGCCCATCTGGGAACCATCGAACGAGTCTGGTGGCAGCAGAAGATCGGGGGCGCCATGTCCCTGGCGTCTGTCCCGAGTGTGGAACACGAGCTGACCAGCAGCATTAACGAACAGGAGGCCTCCTTCGGCCTGCTCGTAAGTTTGCATGGACGATAGTGCTGTGGATCCGGAAATGTCCTGGTAGTCCGTCAGGGACAGGCCGTTATGGTTACCGGACAAAGAAGTCCAGAATCCAGGAGCGTTAGCAAACGAGGCGAGGGTGGCAATGCAGTCGTCAGTGGTCTGCTCCCATGATCCGTACTGTCCCATCTGCGTGTGAGTTGTGATCTCGTTCGGGCTGAGAGCACGGTTATAGATGGAAGCAAGAGAGACGGCTCCCCAATGAGTTCCTGTACCACCGTAAGTACCTCCAAGGACGATGTTGTCGTAACGCTGACCACTCGGCAGACTGAAGGTAGCGCCGAACTGAACGCCGTCCAGATAAGCGATCACCAGCGGTGATGTTCCGCCCGAGATAACAATGACCAGGTGATGCGGAATGGGAACAGTATCGGCCGGTAGGTTCGCGCTGATTGACTGCGTGGTGGCTGGTGGTCCATTACCAGGGAAGTTCTTGCCCAGGAAACCAGGAGGCTGCGGGTACGTGTTGACCTTGAACGAGTGAGGTGAGGCACCGGTCAGGAAGATACCCGCGACAAGGGTGGTTCCGTCGATAGAAGAGCCCAGCGACAATGGTACGTAAGGGCCGAACTTGGAAGCGATGTTCGTCCTGATGCCTGGGTCCATCGTGAACCAGCACTCGAACGAGTAGTCACCGGTAGATGGATTGATAATGGTCGGCAGTGGTGCCTGTAGCTGATAGCCAATGTTCCCGGTGAACCAGTTAACAGCCGTTTGAGCGGTCAGCTTAGGTACCAGGTAAACAGATCCTTGCGGAGAGGTGAATGGACCAGCTACGGTAGCGTCCATGCCCCTTACCTGGCTCGTTGGCTGGTTAGATCCTGGCTGCCAGAACTCGCCGCCGTCTGGCTGCCCCGGCTTAACGGCGTTGGCCAGCGTTTCCACTCCGCCGCTCGTGTCCTGCCACGCGATTGTAGCCGTCTTGGTGTTGTCCGAGTTCCACACGCGCAGCGGAGGACCGTTGTTACCGCTGACCTCTGCCGCCAGACCGGTACCACCAGCATTACCCGAGTCATCAAGACTCCAGTGATACAGTGGCTTACCCTGTAGAACCGTTTCCTTAGTCCAGGAAGCGAGTGAATCCTTCCGGCTCATGAACGCCAGAACATCAGAACCCGATACTGACACAGAAGACACGAGACCATTGTTCGTGTAATCGTAAGAACCATCCGACAACAGGCCGTCAGCTCTCGTGTACCAGGCCCCGAACTCGTCAGTAGCGTTGACCTGGTACCTTCGGGCAAGGGTCATTGTCCCGCCGGACAAGGTAATGACAGAGTTGCCCTTGCCCTTAGTGAACATGCCCGTATCGTTCTGTAGAACGAAGCTGGCAGAAGAAGCCTGGATCTCACTCATAGCGTCCTGGCGGCCACGGGTCAGGCTGATCCCGTTATCCATCCGGACCCACATGGAGATATCCATGAAGTCCTGACCAGCCTGGCTGGAGGCTGCGAATACCGGGTTCACCCAGTCAGCAAGAACCTGCACGTTAGACTGTGCCAGGTACATGAGATCGATATGAACAACGTCGCCCTTGTTGGATTCCGCTACGGTAGCCACAAGCTTGCACTTGGCCGCGTTGGACGGTGCAGTACCGGAGAAGACGAGCGGCGCCCAGCCACCGCCCTGAGTAGCGTTGTTGATACCAAGATCCTGACGGATCAGAACGTTGCCGGACGTGTACCACTGAATACCGATCTGGCAGTCACGGAACCCGGGTGGCAGCATGAAGCCTGACGCGATATATGGTTGGCTGGCTTTCACGTTGTAGAAGCCGGTGACAATCTGCGTCAGTCCGTCAGCGGAACTTGACCAGGACAGGCTGTTCGCGCCCGCCAGTGCGATGCTGGCACTCTGGGCAGGAGCGGAAGCGTTAACGTCAGCTGCCCAGGTGAATCCCGCTGACTCACCGCTAGAGTCCTGCGCTGTCAGCAGGTTATTCGGGAGCAGCGTGACGGGAGCGGTGCTGGCCCCTGACGGCAGGATCGTGATGGTCTGCACCGAATCGGCTGTAACGCTGTGAGCGTCCGTAGCACGGATAGTAAATGTGAAGGTGCCGCTCACTGTCGGGGTGCCGGAAACTACGCCTGAGGACAGGCTCAGGCCCGTAGGGAGGGTGCCTACAGGGATCGACCAGGTGAACGGGCCAACACCACCAGCAGCTTCGAGGGTCTGTGAGTAGGCCTCATTCTGCACACCGTTCGACATCATGAACGTGATCGACACCGGGTTGACCCGGGTAGTGATCTCACCAGCAGCCCATGCTGCGGTAGCGATGGTGCCGCTCGCGGTAAGCGCGGTGGTCGCGTTCACGACCTGGTACGCAGCGCTCAGCCTTGCACCGGCACCGCCCTGCACGTTACCGACCACGTTAGACGCCCACGGCGCGGCCCAAGTAGGCACACCACCGGCAGCAGCATCCACGATGAAAGCGATAGCGTGCTCTTCAGCCTGGGTTAGCGTGCCTGATGTTCCTGAGCTGGGAGCTGTGCTGGATCCGGAACCGGTAGCGAACTTGTCAACGGAGAAAACGTTGTTGTCGCCTACTGCGATAGCACCCTGCACGCTCGTGTTAGCGGAGTAGACAACGTTGATGAAGTCCACTCCTGCGGTCAGGACGCTGGCCTGATCTGATTCGAAGATGTGGAGCTGGGCGGTGGACTGGGTAGTGTTGCCCAGGATTTCCGTGTACGTGTTACCAGCCGTGTCTGATACCGTAACGGTCACACCAGTGGTGGCCACAAGAACACCGACCACCACACTGTCACCGAGCGCAACCGGGTTGCTGACCGGGACGGCCAGCGTTGTACCTCCGCCTGAAGCCGCAGAGTTGGATCCGACGAAGTACGGGTTGCCTGGGGTTACCGCAGGGTTAACGATGATCGTCTGTGATGCGGAACCAGTCAGTGAGTTGGAATCGGTAGCGGTAATGGTGAAGGTGAATGTGCCGGTGCTGGACGGCGTACCACTCCACACACCAGCACTGCTGATGGAGACACCAGGCGGCAGGGTACCGGCTGTCTTAGCCCAGGTGTAGGTTCCGGAACCGCCTGAAGCAGTTTCCTGCGGGGCACCGTAAGGACTGCTCTGGAATCCGTTGGGAAGTGCAGCGCTGGTGACGGTTATCGTAGCACTGTTCTTCAGCGTTAGTACCTGGGCGGTCCATTTGGCCGAGCTGATCGTGCCATTAGCCGTCACAGCAGTGGTAGCGTTAACCCGCTTGTACGCGATGGAAACGTAGTTACCGGTCGAGGTGGTCGCGCTGATGATTTTAGTCCAGCCTGCGGCCCATACCGGGTCACCCCCACTGGGAGCGTTGCCGATAACACCGATGATGATCTCGGAAGCCTGGGTCAGCGTGGGGGAAGTGACGGAAGGACTGCCACTGCCCGCAGAGTCAGCTACGTTCTTCACGTCGAGTGAGGTGGTAGCCGTACCAGGAACGCCAATTACGACAGCAGTCTTCAGCGAGAATGCGAGAGAATAGGTGACGGTAATAATATCGCCAACCTGGAGGGCTGTGGTAGCACCATCAGCCAGGTAAGTGAACAACGGCACGCCATTACCAGGCGTGTCGCTTTCCTGAAGCGTGTACGTGTTACCGCGTGAGTCGGTAACGCTGGAAACACTGCCGGAAGAGGCGACCGTAGACACAACAATATGGTCACCGGCCGTAGTGGCTTTGATGACCGTCAAGTTGAGTGTGGTAATGGCCCAGGTTGAACCCGGGTTAGTTACCAGATACGGGTCTGCCATTCATCACCCTATCCCGGTGGGCCTTCCCCCGTGGTGTCGTTTATAATCTCGTACCTTCTGGATAATGCGACGTGCGGCTGCGTCAGGATCAGAATCCCCCTGGACAGTGATGTAGTACGTGTCGCCACCACCGCCATGTCCGTAAGCATGCGGTGAAGTGTGCATAGGCGCGAAGAACTCCGCACCTTCCTCACCAAAAGCGTACTCCTGTCCTGACATCCCCCAGCCGATCACTGGCTCTGTCAGGATACCACCCGTAGCGAACCCCCGGCGACGGTTGCGCGGAATCTTGAACCAGATGGAAGCTTCCTTGCCCAGGTCACGGCCGAGCTGCTGGAATAGCTTTCGCAGGTGATCACGCTGGGCGAATAGGCCCTGGTAGAACGCCTTCCCCGTCTTCCATTCACCCAGGTCAAGAGCACTGGCAGCACCCTTGGAAATCCTGCGCTCTTCCTTGGTAAGCTGGCCTTCCTCACGACCGAGCTGCTTGATGAACGCACCGCCACCGGAGATTAGCTCCTGCGCGTACTCAAGACCCTGGTCAGGACCCATATCGATAATCTGGCGCAGCAATGAACCACGAAGACCCAGATGGTGCAGCTTCTTCAGTGCGTTGCCGAACTGCCGCATGGTGTGGATCTTCTGAGTGAGCTGGAGCTTGATGCCCTGGCCGCCAGACAGGGCAACATTGTCACCGATACCTGCGGTCGGGCCAATAGTCAAACCCGACAGGTCACCGTAACCCGCAAGTCCCTGCATGATGTTACGCTTGTCCGCGTAAAGCTTGCTAATGGTCTGCTTGTTAGCGTTGACGCGATCACGGATGTTCTCCATCGCTGTGACCTGGCGGGCCAGGATGTTCTCACGCCTTAGTGCGGCGGGACCGGTCGTGTAAGTACCGATCAGTGTCAGCATCTTCTCCATGATTGTCTGGAGAGTCTTGTCGCTGGTCTTTCCGACCTTTATCCCGGAGATTTCCCGCAAAACCGCAAGGCCACCGCTCTGCTCCTTGCTCAGACCACCGCCCTTACTGCCGGATCCACCAGAGCCGCCAGAACCACCACCGGCAGTCGCGTTCTGGTCCCCGACAGAGAACCCATGAGCACGAGCAAGAGAGGCCATATCGTGCCATGGCTCACGGGTCGGGTGAACAGCATGAGCATCGCCCGGCAGGCCGCCGCGACTAACAATGTAACCGTGGTGCCGAAGGCCGCGAATAGCCTGACCGAGAGTTCCCTTCCAGAAACCTTCGGTTACCCCGCCACCGACCCGCATAGAGGTCTGACTGTCGAGGACGGTTTCCCCGCCCTTCATGTGGATCAGTTCCGGACCACGCTCACCAACCCATGCCCAGCCTGGCTTAGCGGCAGGTGTGCCATTAGCAAGGAACTGGCGGTAAGCACCGTCCGTGTAAGTTGACCATGCGCCAAGACCCTGCGAACGCCACTTGGCCACAGCCATCCGAGCGTTAGTGAACTCGTTGTACGGGTTACCCGGGAACGGAAGACCGAGAATCTGCCACAGACCAGCAGCACCAGATGGGTTGTGGGCCATGGCACGACCACCAGACTCGGCCATGGCGATAGCGGCCATCAGGTGAGCCATGTTAGGAGGGCCACCAGCAGCGATCCATAGCTGACCTAGCTGGTTTTCCTTGGCCGTTCCACCGGATCCACCACCACCGCGCATAAAGCCACCAGGCGGAACACGGAAGCCCATGTTACCGGAAGTGCTACCCATGACGGTACCGATACCGGTACCAGCGGCATCAGCCATACGGCCATTACCCATACTGATACCAACGTGACCCGGAGGAGGTCCACCGGCAGGGGAGTTGAAGAACACGAGAGCGCCAGGAACGTCAGGAGAGTGCTGACCCCAGGCATACTGCGCTTCGGAGGTACGGGGAAGACCGTAACCAAAGTGCTTGTAAATGAAGCTCGTGAACCCAGAGCAATCCCACCCGCTCGGGCTCATGCCACCCCACACATACGGGTGGTTGTTGCCGGTAGCGAACGACGCTGCCAGACGTGCGATAGCCCCGCCTCCTCCAGCCGCCATAGCACGCTTCATAGCGTCGAACATGGCGTGTTCCATGGACAGCGTGAACTTGTCCGTGAACTTCTGGTCGAAGCCGGTTGCTGCACTGCCGGAAAGGACGCCCTTGTTACCGGCCATGATAACGCCTTCAGCATAGCCAGGTACGCCGTTAGCGGCTAGCCAGGGAGCTACATACGGAGACAGGTGCTTAGGTACGACTGACTCGCCACCCTCAAGCAGAGCCGGGAATCGGTCCCCTCCACCAAACCCTGGAAGTACCGTTACACCCTTAGCAGCGAGCAGGCGCCCGCCAGAAGGACCGATACCACCCGGGAACCTGGCGTTGTTCGGGAAGCTCTCGTGAATCCCGAACTTACCAAGACCGACCTCGGTAATGGTGATGGCCTTCTTCAGCGGGATCTTGTCCATCTTGGCGATCATCTCAGCGATAGCAAGCTTGCTGTCACCAGCGTTGTGCATGGTCTGGATGATGGACTGGTTCATCACATCTTCAGCAGCCTTGGCCTGCTTAGAGTGAACACCCCAGTGAGCGATAGCGGTACCGTAATTATCTACCGCAGTCTTCACCTTGCCATAACGCAGCTCAGCCATGTCAAGTTCACGGATAAGCGTGTTAGCGATGTAGCTGCCCTGATCACGCATGGCACCGGTCAGCAGTGATTCCTGAATCGTTGCCTGGTCAGTAATGTGCTTGACCACACGGAGAGAATCGTGCGTGTTGCCCAGCCACTTTACCAGCCCCTTCATTGAGGTAATGGCTGGCGCCCCGCCTTCGCGGGCCAGGCCGATAAGCTGTGCTGTCGCCTCAGCGCTTCCACGGGCATACTTGACCAGCGGTGCGATAGAGTCCTTCACACCGCGATTGAACATGTCACCGGCAATGCCTGCCATTCGCCATGAGTCGAGCATGGCGTTGGTGTTGCTGACCTGCGTGGCAAACGCCTGGCTCAGGGCGATACCGGACTTGGACAGGGAGTCAATCGGGGCGCGGACCAGCGTGAACTTGTCCTTGATCTTCCCTACGGAAACCGATACAGCCGTGCCGCCCTTGTTGGCCTTGTCGAACGCTGTAGCTAGCGTCTGGACACCCTGAACAGTCGTGTCGAAAGTGTTCTGAGTACCGGTCAGGTCGCTGATGAACTGGTCCCAGGCCTGGTTGAGCTTCTGCATAGCCTGGTACTGGTCCGTGATCGCACGGTCCATTACCTGAAGGTCATTGCCAAGCGTGCCGCCCTGCTGGCCCATCGCCTTGTAACCGGCCAGCGTACCGTTAATCTTCTGGGTCAGGATAGCCCATCCCTCAGCGGACTTGTCCTGCCATTCCTGCTGCGTGACACCGGCAGCAGTCAGCAGCGCTACAGCATTCCTGGTGCCACCGTATGCCTTGGCCAGACCGTTCATCCGGCCTACGCTGAATTGCATCTCGGCCGAGAACCTGCTCTGCTGGCCCTGGAGACCCTGAACAATACCCTGCTGCTCTCGCCAGGCCGCAGTAAGAACACGGGATGACAGGCCGGTGTGGATGTTGACAACATCCATGTACTTCTGGGTATTGGCCAGCTTGAGCTGGGCCTGCTGCAACCGGCCACTGGTGGTGGTAAGCGCGAACTGAGTTTGCTGCAACCCTTGTGTAATACTGGTAGCGTTATCGATGCTCTTCTGAAGCGTGTCTCCCCACGCCTGAGTCGAACTCTTCGACTTGCTCATCCAGAACACGAGGCCAGCGAGAGCACCCAGTGCAGCACCAATCCAGATCAGCGGGTTAGCGGAAAGAACGTCAAGAGCGCCCGCGAGCGCGAAGGTAGCGGCGGTAGCCACACCTTCAGTCAGTGTAATTGTTACCAGGTCAGCGATGAAGACGGCGAAGGTCTTTACCGCTGTGCCAAGCGCAGTAACACCAAGGGCCACAACAGCCCTGCCCATGAAGAACGCGGCAGAAGCGCCAAGACCAGCCCACACGATGAAACCGTGGAGCTTCAGTCCAAGCCCGATAATCGGCTCCGCTGCCTTGGAAACAAACTCAGCTAGTCTCAGGAAACCGTCACCGAAGTCAAGCAGAATCTGCGCGTAACCAGGCATGACATGCAGGACGTTACCGATGATCCCGAACAGGTTACCGAAAGCGTCCGTCACCTTAGCCAGGTCAGGGATAGCATTCTTCATGAACTCGCTGAAACCCTTACCGGAGGTGATAGCCACCGTCATACGTGCTGCCAGATGGGTCATCACACCGGCTGTGCCCGTAGCAAGACGCTGGAAGAGGCCAGTCTTCTCGTTCATGATCGTCAGTGCGTCACCGAAGATCTGGTAAACGGCAGGCCTCACCGCTTCGTGCAGCTTCTCCATGTTACCCGTCATGGGCTTAATGACCCTATTGGTCGCGTCCATGACGGTGTGAAGGTTCAGCATATGGGTGTAAACGTTCTTGGCCGCGTCAGCACCCGCAATACCAAAGGCGCCCAGTGCAAGGGTAGCCGGGATGATAACAGCCAGAACTTCAGCTATAGCGTCAACCAGCAAGTGAAGAACGCCAATACCGCCCGCTAGCCCACCGAACAGCGCAAGCTTGCCTGTCAGCAAGCCACCGAACAGACCGAACCCTTTACCAGGAGTGAACATCTTGGTCAGACGGGTGCTTTCCTTCTCCGCTACCGCGCCAAACGCTTCGGTGCTCTTGATCAGCCTGTCGAACCCGAGCTGGGCGGCAGCAAGCTGTGTCTGCGCCCTGGCCAGTCCTTCAGTGCTTACCTTAGGCTTGGCCGTAGTCTTGTCCAGACGGATAAGCTGCTGGTTAATCCGGGCAAAGGCAAGCTGAGATTCCCGATCATCGGCCTGGATCAGGATGTTGGTGTGCATGTTCTTCAGGGCCGTAAGATCGGCCCTGAGAGACGCTAGCTTAGTCTTGGGGGTTTCAGCATCGATGTGGACGGTGGTCTTGGACTTGTCGAGCTTCTGGCGCTCTTTGTTGATCCAGTCCATTTCCGCACGAGCCTGGCGTCCGTCACCAAAGATCGAGAAAGTAACTGACCTTAGCGGCATTTACTATCCTCCCTGGTTTCGTTGCTGCTGCTGCTGACGGTGCTGAATTTGCTGTTCAACAAAAAGGACGAGCTTCGCAAAGTCTTTCATGCGGAGCCCGTCCAATTCGCGTGGCGGAATGTGAAGCATCTCGGCAAAGTGCCCCATGTACTGATCACGAAGCGATTCTATGTCTCCACCTAGAAGCCTCGCTGTGTTGTAGTCAGGCGCCCTTACTCGTCTTTTGGGTCGGCCCCTTCGGCGTCCTCAGCGCCCTCAGCCTTCTCGGCGTTTTCCTTGTCGGCTGCGTCCTGAATGGCGTTGGCCAGCTTCACGATCTTGAAGTTTACATCATCGATATCCACGCCCTTGTGGCCAGACTGGACCAGCATCAGCCAGTAGACGGCTCGCAGGGCGTCAGGGTCACCTTCGGTCAGGCCAGCATCCAGGGAAAGCAGGGTGAGCCCCAGCTTCCTCTTCAGAACGGTCGCCTGCTGAACATCAATCTCGTCCAGATCGAAAGTCAGCTTCTCACCTTCGTACTCAACAATCATGCTAATTGCCTCCTAGATTAGTTACTTTACGTCGTACCCGCCTTCGTCAGCCATCACCCTGATAGCCGTGTCCGCAAAAGTTTCTGCCGCCTCGTTCAGCGAGGCTTCTACGCCTTCCTCCATGAACGGCCGGTAAGGCTGGTCGTACCAGTGTTTCCATCCGTCCGTGCCACGGGGTCCGTGAGCAAAGAGCGGGTGACGTGCACCATAGGTCTCGAACATATAAGCGTTGGGAGCAGTACGACCGCCAGGACCACCAGCGTTCACGTAGCCAACGCCACCACGGACAAACGACTTAACGGTGCCCGGTATTTTCTTCGAGGGCATTGCTGCTGCCTTCGCCTTGATGGCTTCCACAAGCACTTCGCCAGCAGCCTTCAGGCCAGCTTCGATACCCAGGTTGCTGATTGGCATCAGTCATCCCATTCGATCCCGTTGTCGAGAGCCCAGCGAGTGTCGGGGCTTAGAGCCGCAGTTTTCTTAATGCCTACGCTGACGACTCGTTTGTTGTCCACGATGGCCACATGCTGAACAGTGTCATTACCCGTCACAACAACGATCCGGGAGAACTCAGGTTCGGAGCTGACCAGCAGCTTCCTGCCACACAGGTGGCAGATCCACTCGGCTACTCCATTTTCTACGGGACCGTTGAGCGATAGTTCGTGAGTCTCACGCATGGCACACCTTCCCAGTGCCAGTCTGGCACTTAGACGCGGGCGCTGTTCTGGAAGTATAGTCCTGCTGTATCACCGGTTACAGTACCGGACTTGTCAATCTGGATAAGGCCGCTGCCATCGTTATAGTTCGAAGGACCCCACGGCCCCAGGATGTAGGTGGTGCTAGCTGCCACTGCTATGACCAGCGGGGCGGGCAGTGAACCATCGGTCGCCCTCGTGAAGATGATGCTTATGTTCCCGTTGTTACCAGCGGCCACGACGTACCTCAGAAGGATACCGCCGTTATTGGCAAAGTTAACACCAGTGAAGCCGGTTATAGAAGTAGCTTCTGCGGCTGGCAGAGCAAGTCCAGCGCCAGGACCAGGACCAAGAAACAGCGTAGGGGCCGGAAGTAGGGTACGAGCCATGTTGGTTTCCTTCTACTTGAGGGCGGCTGGCAACGAGGACTAGTAGATGTCCTATTTGTATCTATATAGTATCGAGTGTCTGATATGTGATCTGGATTTGGTTGTCAACCTCGTTATCGAGACCCGTGAAAGCAAGAGCCTGGGTAACCAGCGCAGGACCGCCAGCCTTGGGTGACTCGGCGTCGAACTTGATGTTCGGGATCAGGATATCCAGCAGTTCAGGAGCACCACCGGAAACACCGACCGTAGGACCAGTGAACTTCAGTTCAATGGCCAGGGAAGTGTCGGCAGCGAACAGGTTGTAGTTGGTTGCGGCAGCAAGCCACTCAGCGGTGAAGGAACCGGTGATAGAACGGAAGCCGTTCTCAATCGGCTCAGCGGCGAAACCACCACCGCCAAGGAAGTAGCGGGTGTCGTCAAAGGCCAGTGTGTGCTTGATGCTGGCGTCCTTGATGTTGGCCAGCGTGGTAGCACCGGTCAGGGAGGTGACACCGGCAGACGTGGTAGGAGTACCAGTCAGCAGGTTAGCCTCACGGAAGTGGAAGATGTCCATACCGGGGGTTACCGTATAGGTGGCCAGACCTGGAACGGAACCGTTCAGCGGGTCAGAGTTACCCGCACCACCCAGTTCGTTCCTGCCGTCAATGGTCAGGTCGAGAGAGGCCAGCGCCCCGGTTGCCACGGAGATCGTCCAGTCGGAAATCTTGCAGCCCACGTAAGTAAACGGCATGACAGTTCCGTCTACGGCAGGGACACCCTTCTGGAACACCAGTGAGTGACCACCAAGGTTACCCGGAGCATGGACTGCCTTCTGGACGGTTGTGGTGCCGATCTGGGTCAGAGTCGCCAGTGCCTGACCATAGGAACCCAGCATAGCGAACAGGAGCTTGTTGAGCTTCCTGGTCTGGAGGTCCATGGAGATACCGCCGCCAGCGTCATAGTTCGTCAGAACCCTGCGCCCTGCGCGGTCATACAGACCACCACCGTGAAGTCCCTGGCCCTGCACAGTGGTTTTCTTCAGTTCAAGAGTCTCGCTCTTGAATTCGAGCGCCTGCGCAGTAGCCAGTGAGGGAGCCACCCCGTATGTGGTCTCGTCCATGTAGACGAGCTGGGAGGCGATACCTGAACCGATAGCCATTGTTAGCCCTCATTCTTTTCTTCGTCGTCCTTGGCCGCTGACTTTGCCTTGCCGCTTGGCTTGCGGGCGGTGGTCTTGCCTGCACCCGTCAGAGCCCTCTCCTCGTTTTCATCAGGAGTGTCGCTTCGGGTACTTACGACCGGCCCCGGATCAAATTCTTCCCCGTCAGGATGCCTCAGCGTAATGCCTTCCAGCGAAGCCGGAATGTGGTCAGCATCGAAATCAAGCGGAACGAAGTAGAGATCACTGAATTCGGCATCGTCGGGGAAATCGCGCACATCGCCCACCTGGCACATACCGAAGGCTTGAATGCAAACTACTTCCATGTGTATCTTCCTTACGTCAGCGAATCGATTCTCTGCTGGCAGTTGACCTTGAATTCCACCGACCCAAGCGACATGCCGTTAACATCCGTCTCCGGAATGAACGTGTACTCCGTCATCTGTGCCCAGCGGACTGTGTGGCCGAGGGTGTAGTCGTTTCCTACTGCTACACTCAGTAGCGCCCAGGCGTCCTGTGCTTCCTTCATGCGGCCTTCCAGATCACCATCACCCTGGAAGCTCGATATGCAGCAGTTGATATCGAACGCTTCTTCGCGCCTGGCCTGCGGGCTAAGCTCTGCCGGATCCTGCCTGCCGGTGAACCCGTACACTTCGAGCGTGATAGGCGCGGTGTAGACCAGATCTCCCCGGCTCTTGTGCAGGATCACGAAAGCGTCATCCTGCAAGGTGGCTCTGGCCAGGCCCAGAAAATACTGGGTGGCTACGGCGGCTACGCTGCTCATGCTTGCCCCTGTTCAGTGATCAGAATCCGTAGGAAGGCCACTGAATCCTGAGGTGGTCGTTCAGTGTTCTGGCGGCGGGTGGTTCCTGAACGGCAGGGGCAATGGTGATCGTGTAAGTACCCGATGTCACCGCGCCTGCGGTGTCAGTCATGGAAAGGGTGAAGGTGAAGGTACCCGCTACCGTGGGCGTTCCCGTGATCCTTACGTGATCAGTAGCGTTGACAACCAGTCCGGTAGGAAGCGTACCGGTTGCTACACTCGCTGCGGTGATTGCCGTTGCTGCACCGGTATAGCCGATGGCTGCCTCATACGGAACACCCACGAACCCCGCAGGGAACTTGACGGATGCGTAAACAATATCAGGCATTTACGGGCCTCACTTCTTGTCGGCTGCGGAAGCCTCTTCAGGCTCTACGTCGTCACCCAGCTTGATACCAGGCCACTGAGCACGCAGCTCAAGCTCGACGCTGTAACGTGCCTTCGGGTCATCGGTGCTGATACCGGGGTGGGTCTTTGGACGGACCTCTAGCTGCTCTGTCTCCTGGGCTGCTTGCAGGCGCTCACCAAGAGCGACCGCCCGGCCCTCGTCTTCGTCGTATGACAATGTGTGCGCCCTTCCTGGCATGTCCACCATGTTGGCAGTAGCCGAAGCCTGCGGGTGCGGAGACGGATCCCCGGCAGGAGTCTCGGGAGAGGTCGGCTGCTTGCGGTTACGGATCTCCTCGTCGCCTTCCTGGCGCTTCTGGAGCGGGGCCTTTTCCTTGTCCTTGTCTACCCGCTGCCTCTTGTTGTCACTTCCCTGAGGCGGAGTCTTGTCCGGGTCGTCCTTGGTAGCGGAGGTCACGTCACGGTCAGGAGAATGCGGAGCATCCTTGCCTTCCCTGGCAGACTTCTGCCGGGTCAGCTCTGCGGCCTCGGCACGAGATAGCTGTGCAGGAGCACCGTCATTGTCCAGACGAGAACTGTCTTCCTCGTCGGTAGCCTTATCGTTGCCCTTGGCTGCGGTCGAAGTAGTCTTTCGCTCTGTCATGGGTAAAGCTCCTGTCAGCTATTCTGTGAGGGACCGGTGAGAGGCCACATGCGTGCGATCAGGTCGGCGGCGGTAAGCTGTCCCGCCCGGAACTGATCAATGGTGGTCACGGTAGATCTGTTGGCCTCCGTGCCGTGATAACCCTGTGAATCGGGACCGTCCGCTGAGTTGTTAACCGCCGTGCTTACACAAGTCCCCGCGACTGACAGTGAGTCAGTTGCGGTGATGGTAGCGGTAAAGGTGCCAGCAATCAGGGTCGCTGGTCCCCGGCCAGCCACAAGGGCCTGAGTGTCATTGATCCTGGTAAGCGTGAAACCCGCTGGGAGAGCACCAGATGTAACAGCCCACGTATAGGGAGCGGTGCCACCAGATGCGGTCAGGAACAACTGGTAGTGAGCGTTCTTCTTCGGTGCTGGTAGCGCCGAGGGGCTAACAGTAACGGCCATTTGGGTTCTCCATTATCCTATAATCGGCCCGGAACGATATGCCTTGATCATCTCAATGATACGCCACGGTATTCCGATGTTGATCGACTGTATTCCCGCCTCTGGACCGGAACGTACCTCGCCCTGGTCTGTCGCCCCAAAACCGTACTGAGAAGTCTGCTGACTGGCTCGCTGCTGGGAGTTCTGCCACCAGAAGGCGATCAGTTCCAGCTCCGCCAGCTTGATCAGTGGCGGTACCGGCAGTCTTCCGGCTGTCCAGGTAACACGAATGTTGGATTTCCCTCGCATGAACGGGATAACTACGTTACCCGCAGTTCGCCTGGTGATCTCGCCGGTCTCGTCGTTGTCGATAGAGTACGCGAACATGGATCCGGCGCCAGTGCTGTTCGGCTGAACGTTGTCAAGCTCGTAGCTGGCGAATCCCCAGTTTTCCAGTACGCCCTCGATACTGATGATCGGTACCTTGTTCAGCCAGATGGCCGACTCCCCGCCATCGTAAACATCATCGTAAGTATGCGGGAGGATCTCGCCGCATTCTTTACGGATGGCATCATCAGCCGCGTCGATGTGAAACTGTAGTGCCGGGTCATCCTGGGTATTTGCGATGGGGTAGCGCAAATGCGCTCTTACTTCGTCCAAGGTCACAATGTTGGCCATTGTTGGATTCCTTCTACCTCCGGTCGGCTTCCTTGCTGGTACACTGTCATCAGGAGGTGTGTCATGGCCAGAAAAGCCCTGGTTATCCCGGTAGGAACCCACCAGCCGAACGGGCGGCTAGCTACGGTGGGTGAGACCAAGATCCAGACGGTAGGCGTGAACCCAGTCATGTACCGAAGCTTCGTGGACTGTATCTGTGATTGCGGAGCTAGCACTACCATCTCAGCGGCTAAGTTCCTGAGTGAAGCCACCAAATCTTGCGGGTGTCACAGACGTGATCATCTAGCCAAGGTTGCTGCGAATCGTCATCGGGGGCCAGAATATCCTCGTGTGCCTGCCCACTACGGCCCAGCGCTTCTGGAAGAACAGGGACCAATCTGTGCTTGGCCCTTGTGCAACGAAGCTCTGACGGGTTCCATTAGTGTTGATCACGACAGACGACACTGCGATTCCAGACTTTGCTGCGCCTACTGTCCTCGCGGATTGGTGCATCAACGTTGTAACAGTGAAATAACAGTGTTCGAACGACGTAGGAACGTTCTCGTACTTCCCGATTCAGTTATTAGATATCTGGATTACCGACGATCTACCCCTGTGTCTTCTTCCGGGAGAACCCGAGAAGACCAACTAGGAGGTTGGGCGGCCAGGCGAGGCATTCCCGACCGCCCTTCCTCGTCTGAGGGCGACTAGGATTAGCTAGCCGGTGCTCGGTACATGGCGACTGATCGCAGGTCGTTGCTTCGAGCGTCCATTCTTACGAACCCCAAAAAACCCACCTGCAAAAAATCTGCGTACCTTTCGTCCAATCGCATAACGCCCGCCTGGTTGACCTGACGGACAACCATGCAGGTCTGGAAGTCACCGAAGTACATGCCACCGTCAGTTGAAGCGACGGTAGAAATGTCACCGATGTTCTGGTCGATCAGGACCGGGTAACCGTAGATACGGTCATCCCCGCCAAGCTGAACGTTCGGCTGCCACAGCGGGTGGCCCTGCTGGTCGGTAATACCACGGATCTTCCACTGGGTGTTGTCGTTCATGACCCAGGTGCAGCGACCGCTGGCACGGTATGCCGGGTCCACCTTTGCGGTCATGGCGATAACGTCATCGAAACCAGGCGTGCCACTCGCCAGCTTGTTCAGCGGGGTAGCAACGTGGCCAATGGTGGTCACGGTACCGGCTGCGGTCGGCTGGAACACGCCGCCTGCTGGACCGGCCTTAACACCGTATGCGGTAAGCGCGGTCTTCAGGCCCAGAAGCGCTGATGAACCGGTACCCGTGTGAAGCTCGGCAGCGACGAAGCGGCCAATGCTCTCACCGATACGCTCGCGGACGAAGGTCTCCACATCGAACGCGCTGTCGTTAATTGCTTCGACAGACGCTAGCGCGACGTTGGAAGTGATCGTCCAGGCGTTCATCATGCCCTGGCCCAGCACGTAGTCCTGGAACCCGAGCTGAGTACCCTGAGCACCCACGTAGTTACCGACGATACCGGTCGGGTCAACGGTCGGCCACGGCATCGGGTTACCGGTTGAGGTTTCCACGATCTTGGCCACGTTCAGAAGACCACCGAACTGCTTCAGCGCAACCTGAAGGTTGGCCCAGAAGCCCTGCGGAACCAGGAAGCCAGCGTTAGAAGCGCCACCCACCGTGTAAAGGGCGTTAGCGTCGTTCGTAACACGCTGTTCCAGGCCTACCAGCGCACGGCGCTCTTCGCCGGACAGACCGGCGATACCATGACGCAGGTAAGAGCCGAAAGCACGTTCGTGCGATTCCTTGCTCTTGGTCTCGAACTCGTCACGAGACTGACCAGCAGTCTCGGCACCGCTCTCGCGGCCCTCTTCGAGCTTGTTGAAGTCAACGATCCTGCGAAGGTCTGTGTCGAGTGACCGCAGCTCCTTCTCACGACGGTCGTACTCAGCCGACTCTTCGCCGCTGAGATCCCCGTTCTCGTTGAACTTCTCCATCAGCTCCTTCATGCCGCCGTAGACCATCGCGCGGTGCTCACGGATGGACCTCTCTCGCTGTGACATAACTCTGGGCATAGCCAGACTCCTTCTTGGGACAGTGCCTCGTTGAATCGGACTCTCCCCGGAGTGCTATCGCGGCTGCCGGGTACCTAACCCTCTTGCGGGTCCTGGAACTGCAAGGGCGGGCGTTCTACGAATTGTGAACTATATTCCATATTGGGCCAGTGGCCTCAATTAGGATTCGTTCAACCCTATCCATGTGATCTTCCGATTCACATCGGAAAAACTCCACATGATGAACTTGTTCTCGTTTTATTGGGTCAGACATATGCTTTCCCAATCGGGCGTAGATATTAGTGCTCTTACCGATATACAGCAAGGTGTCACCTTCCCCAACGAGAAAGTACACGTAACACCCGTCCACATCGGGAAGCCGGGAAGAACCGGTGAAGCGTCCTGTTTTCTTGCTCAGAGCGTCTACCTCGGTGGAGGTAAGCCCGAGAGTTCGGGCTAGCACACCGGTCCACTCCTGCTTCGTCTTTCCTGAGGTCTCCCGCCCGCTGAGAGTGTGACTCACATATTTGCGGGAGTACCCGGTAGCTGCGGCAATCTGGGCGATGTTGAGCCCACTGATCTTCAGGGTCCGTATTCGTTCAGTACGCTTCTGAATCTGGTCTGCGCTGAGTGACATGTCACGGCGTCCTTCCGGTACGTGTGGTCTTAGCTACGATGCCCCTGTGCGGCCCTGAGCGGGTGCCTGCGGGGATACAACTGGTGGAGGGTACTCGGGGTACCCCAGATCAGCTAAGCTGGTTCAGGCGGGCTACAGCCTCGTCCAGCGTGCGCTGCATTCTCTCGATGGTGAGCGGCTCAGGCTTGCTCTCCTCGGCCCTCTGGGCTTCAGCTTCAGCCTGCTCACGCGCGGTCTCGATGGTCTCCTGGGACAGGTACGGCTCGGCCAGGTTGATGATGTCCAGAGCGGTACTGGTCGGCGTCAGCCGCATGGCGAGGTCGTAGATCGCTACCATGTCACGCTGAGCGTCGTCGTTGGCTCCTGCGCCGATGTCACCGGCAGAAGACCAGTGCGGCGGGATCAGGTCCGGCAGGCTGAGGTCGATGGCCAGGTCGATAGCCGCTACTCGCTGCTCGCGGTTAGAGGCGTCCTTGATGGCCTGTGCCAGCTTGTTGGCATCCTCGGTCCTGACCACGTTGGTCGGGTACACCCCAATGTCAGTCATACGCTCGTTTTCTCCCTCGGGGTCGTATCCTTCAACCATTTCACGGAAGTCGCAAAGTGCTTCCCACTCTTCCATGTTCGCTTCTGAAACCTTGGCGCCGATCCTCTTCAGTGCGCTGCGGATCTTGGACTTGATGTTAGCGAGCTGCTGAGCCGTGTACTTGGCTGCGTTCTTGGCTGCGTTGATATACGACCAAGCGGCCTTGATATGCTTTTCGTTATCTAGCGGGTAGCGCTTCTTCTTGTCGCTCTGGTAGCCGGGGTCAGCATAGGTAACGTCACCATATGGCTTGCTGGAGTCGCGGGACTCTTCGTCTTCCTCAGACTCGTCCTGGTTCTCGCTCTCTTCACCTGAGGCACGAAGCTCGTCGCACACGTGCTCCTCGCGGTCTTCCATCTTGGCGCCGCATGAGGCGCAGTAGTCGCCAGAAGATGTCTTGTCCTGTGACATTGACTCACCGCAGCTAGTGCAGAACGAGCCGTACTCCTGCTGCGATCCGCATTCACCGCAAGTGTAAAGATCGGAGTAGGTGGCTGCTGCGGCCCTCTCGTCCTTGGCTCCTCTGGCTGTCCGGATCTGATCACGGGCAGAAACCGAGGTATCGCCGTAGGCGGGGAATGTGCAGACGGAGATCTCGTGGACCTTCATTTCCAGGATCTCCCTGCGAGTGCCGGTCATGGGAGAGGCGGTATTACCCTCGTCATCAGTCCACTTGTCCTTGATGACCTCGAACCCGAATGAGCAGCCGCCGTAGTTCTTGGCCCTGACGTTCTTGATAACGTCATCGGCGTAAGATGTGTCGGCGGGAGTAGCAACCCAGTCACCGCCGTTTTGACCATCTTTCAGCTCTAGTGTACCAGCCGACATTCTTGCCAACGGCTGATGGGTCTGATGATTGTCCAGAAGAACGATGTCACCATCGTTAATGCTCTTCCTTCCAGCACCAGTTTTGATGGTTTCCCGGAAACCGGCAGGGCCTCTGCCGATCTGTGTGGGAGACCCGTACACCCAGGCGCGTCCGGTGAGGGTTCTGTCTTCTCCAGCGCTCGGAGCAGCCTTGCGCATGTATCGGTATTCCATGGTCATTGCTGTTTTCCTCCGATGCCATTGCCCCCGACTCCCGGGGCTGGTTCAGTAGATGGTGCTGGCTGGGTCGTAGCTGGAATCATGTGCTCCAGGTCTCCTGGTCCCATGTTGAGGGCTAGAATCGGTTCATCCAGACCATCGATAGGCTGCATGTTTTCCTTCACCCTCGCTTCGTTTCTGGTCAGCCATCCGGCTGAGATACCTTGCGTGTAAGCGGCGAACCTTTCTGACATGCTGCCTCGTAGCAGACGGTCAAGATCGAACTCACAGGACTGCTTCCGGATGGCAATAACCTCCCGGCTGACCCTCTGCTCGATTCTGTTCGTCCAGCCCGCGATTGTGTAACTTACGAAGCCGGTGTTCTGGGTCTCGATACCAGTTCCCCACGAGGTTGACTTCTCCACGTCACCCACAAGGTGCGGCGGGATGCCGAACATACGGGCGATCTCGTTGGTCTGCCATCTGCGGGACTCAAGGAACTGCATGGAATCAGGCTCGATAGTCAACGGCTGGAACTCAGTAGCAGCGTCCATAACGGCTACCTCACCCGCGTTAGCGGTACCGCCCATGCGCTGAATCCACCGGGACCGGATAGCGTCAGCCTGTACCTGGTTCGCCAGTGGCGCCCTGACCTTGATGATACCGCTGAGAATAGATCCCTTGGAGAAGAACCTGGCAGCCAGCTTGTCGCCCGCCATAGCCGTGCCGAATGTTCTGGCAGCTAGCTGGATGGGGCTCAGTCCCTTTACGCCATCATAACCCAGACCAGGAATGTGCATGATCTCGAAGTCCGTGAGAATGATCGGCTGAGCGGACTGCAACTGAAGTGTCTCGGGGTCCGTTCGCTTGATCTCGAAGATCTTGTTACCGGCTGCGTCCCGCTTAACGTTCACACGTTCCGGGTGGATCGGCTGAAGGTCCACGATCATGTCTGTCTCCGGGTTACGGAGCTTGCGGACGAATGCGTTGCCCCACAGGCAGAGATGGGAAATGACCAGCTCCCAGAGTTCATACTGGGTGTAGACCATATCGTTGTTGCTGCGGTCCAGGATGGACGGGAAGACTTCTACCTTGCCCGGGTCACGGTAGGTACGGAGCGGGCATCCGGCGATGATGGTGCTCAGCAGTCCTACACAGCGGTACACCGTAGGGAGCATGACCGAGTTACCGGGAGTAACAGCCTCACCAGAGTCGGTGGACGACATGCCCATGAACACGTCATCGAGACCGATAGAACTTAGCGGAACGGCAGGGTTCTCAAACGGGTTGCTCGTGCCACCGAACCCGCTGGAACGACGCTCCACGCGGGAGCCCGCATTGAAGAGCGTCATCGATTACTGCCTTTCTGCCACCACAATGGCTCCAATACCTCCGACGATAAGGGCTATAGGTGCGGAGAAAAACAGGGCAAGACCTACCAGAGCCATCCCAGCGCCCGCAGTCTGAAGCAGCGTCATCCGTGCGCTCTTGTGGCCGGTCCAGGTAAGGATAGCCCTCGCACGGAGTACGGTCAGCTTCTCGCGCCAGGTGAGCGATTCCTCGCTAGTCTCCAGCGGAACGGGACGTGTATCAGAAGACATGCTGCCTCATTCATCAATAGACAAAACCGATCGAACTTACCGGGGTTGAATGCTCGTCCCCTTCTTCGTCTTTCCATGTGTAGACGGGTTCATCAAAAATCTCCTGCTGTAGCCAGTAGCCTGCCCGGTCCACCGCCATAACACTGCACACCGCCAGGTCGATCTTCCGGGGTGACTCTCTCGCGTCCTTCATCAGGCGAGCACCACGGGTGTCAGTCTTGAGCTGAGCGTTTTCCAGGTGCCGGGCCAGACGCGGGTCTCCGTCATGAGAGAGCTTCTGGTTCGTGACCATCTCGTAAAAGCGCTGGGTGGCAGGACCCATACGGCCGAGCGTCTGCGGAAACACAACAACCGGAAGTCCCTCGTCCTCAAGGTCTTCCGCTGCGTCAAGCCACAGGTACTCGTCCCAGGCGATCTCACGTACCCGGTAGTCACGGCAGGCCTGGCGGATAGCGTCCTTAACGGTGCCGCGAGGCACCTTCCACTGCTTAACGCCGTCAGGCTTCTCCCAGAGCCCGAGTACCTTGATCTTCGGCTCGGCCTCAACGGTGACCGCTACAAGACCAGTGCAGTCCCCGGACTTAGAACCGTCAAACCCAAGTACAACACCCTTCCGGGGCTGTACGAACGGACGATCAGAATCACGGCAGCTCTCCCAGGTTCCAGCCGGTAGCCACGCTTTCGCCTGCGATACCCACTGGTTAAGTCTCTTTGTCCGGAACTGGTTTTCCTCGACCTTGCGGACCACGGAGGAGAAGTCCTCAGGATCGATCAGATCACCGTAGCCGGGATTGGCTGCTTCCCATACGGCCGGGTCCTTGTGGTCGGCCCCCTTAGGAGCCCCGTACCAGCACATGAAGAACGAGTCGTCCTCGATCTCGCCCTTAACAATCTTCTCGCCGTACTGGTAGCGCCGGTAGCAGATCGAGTCCCCGCCCGTCTGGTCGCTCTTGACGCCAGCGGTGGTAATGATGATCAGGAGCGGGTCTTTCCTGGCACCGAACGCCTGGACCATAACGTTGTAAAGCTCGTCGGTCGGCGCTGCGTGCAATTCGTCGTAAACCACTACGGAAGGGTTAAGGCCTTCCTTGGTGAACGCTTCGGAAGACAGAACCTTGTAGATCGATCCCTGGTCCGTGTACTCAAGCGCGTCACGGTAAACCCGGATCATGCCGCTCAGGTCTTCGTCCAGCTCCACCATTCGCTTAGCAACGTTGAAGACGATCCTGGCCTGGTCCTTGTCAGCAGCACAGGAGTAAACTTCTGCGCCTTCAGTGCTGGCGATAAGACCATAGAGCCCGAACGACGATCCGAGGGCGCTCTTCCCGTTCTTACGCGGGAGGCCGATCAGTGCCTCACGATGGCGGAGCCTGCCGTCAGGCCGTCTGGCGAACGTGTAGGACGAGATATCTACTTGCCACGGGCGCATACGGAGCAGAGTCCCGGCAGAGCCTCCCCAGGATTCCTTCGTAACCCGGCAGTAGGATTCGATGAATTCATCGACTTCCCCGCCTTCGCCTCGGAGCAGATCTTCACCGGGGACTGGTGTTATCAGCAATGGAACAGCGGACAACCCTAGATCCCCTCCATTATAGCATACGGTAATTGTTTACGGACGAAATCATTCAATTTTGGCCATTGGCCCGGAGTCGTCATCATCTATCCCGGCCTTTCTGCGAGCCCTTGACAGCTCCATGTTCAGACGGGCGATTTCCTGGTACTGCTCTCGTTCGTGACGACGACGGCTGGTGACCTCTTCCTCAAGGTCGTCAATAGTCCGCTCGTAAACCCTGCTGGCCCTTTCGATGGCAGCCTCGTCTACCGTGTGAAAGCCAGGAGGAGCTTCCTGTGATCTCTGGATGTTAACGGCCCTGGTAGATGCGACCCAGATTACTATCGTGATAGCGAGACCGATGACACCGACGATAAGTGCTATTAGAGTGCCAGCGTCCATTTATCTATCCTCTATCTTGAACCTTCTCTGCTCGGGCCAGAAGGAAACCACTGAAGTTAGTCCGCAGAATGCCAGGAAAATAGCTCCGCTGATCCAGCCAAACGGAGCCAGAACCGGGTTAACCGCCCAGCTCAGAATCATTGTAATGCCCCACAGGAACTTGATCAGCACAGCCGTTGAGAAAGCCAGTCTGTCAAGTGTAAGAAATGACTCAACCAGGCATATAACACCTACCACCAGCCAGGCCACTCCCCACGCTACCGGGGATACGAACAGGTCAAGGTGGGATACCACCAGGTTGGTCTCTGACAGCAGTGACCAGCCATACACGAAGTCCAGTATCGCCAGGAACAGCAGGTAACTGCCTCTCCGCCCGACACGAACCACAATGCTGCGTAGCCATCTGGTTATCACTTTTTACGCCTTTCCGTTTCCGCTGCGCTTGTCCTTGATCTTTTCCTGCAATCCCTGCAATCCCGACTGTACCTTCAGTTCCGCCAGACCAAGACGGGCACGGTCGGTTGGGCTGAATCCGAGCACTGACAAGCACTTGCGGATTACGTTCTCCGCATCCCTGATCTCACGCAGCAAAGGGTTGGCTGTCATCTGCCCCGCGTACCCTTTAACGATCAGGCCGGTGTTTTCTATCTCCTCGCGGAAGGCAGCGATGTCATCGTAAGCGTGAGAGATCTGCTCGACCCAGTGATAGTCCTCAGCGGGATGCAGCCATGCGCGGCCAGCTACCCAGATCTTTTCCCACTCCGTCGTGCCCCGTTCCTTCAGGCTTGCCGGTGGCGCTGGCGGTGGTACTACCTGGACTCGCCGGTTCTGACTGGGCACTGCCAGTTCCTTGGTGGGTCGGTGCCCGCCAGGGCGCAGTCCGTCACCGCGCATAGAGTCCCGCTGGCGTTCGAGGGGAACGGGTGGTCTTCCTGCTGGCATTAGTGATACACCTCCGGAGTATCATCGTGCCAGTACGTAGTTGCTGGCACCTTTAACCTCCGTAGGCGACAGCCTGCCCGGCAGCGATCATTGTTTCCCCGAAATCACTTCCGTCAGGAAGGGTGAGGGCTCCGTCGAACCTGCCGCCGTATTTGTCCCAGCCGTAGCTGAGCACGGTCACGTAGGTTCCGGGCGGGCACAGGTTGAGTGCATAGTCACGAGCGGTCTTACCGGCTGCTGTATTCAGCTCGGGAGCGTTGATACCGTAGATACGGCAGGAGATAACTGGCTTTCCTTTCAGGTCATACCCGTTGAGAAGGATACCGAACCCAAGATCTACGTCGAGATGGCAAGTGTCTCCGTCTCTCCAGTCTTTTACCAGCGCTGGGTATGGCCCGAACATTTCTTGCGCCATTATGCCCTCTCAATGATAGAAACTGGATCCGAATCTGGCCCGAAGTTGAACCATTCAGAGTCACTGCGCATACGCTCCCGGTCGAAGTGATCGTGCAGCCAGGTCTCGTACTGGAAAGAGTCTGGCCGGTACACCATTGCCTTGACTTCCAGCCTCCACGGGTTTCCCGTCTGAAGGGTTTTCAGCCTTTTCTTGATATTGTTTGTTACACCGATCTTCACGATACCGTGAAACTGCGGATCCTCGAAGCCTATCACGTAGAGGCACAGGCTGGATTCAGCTACGGCTGGAGCGCGCCGAGATGCCGTTCGGGTAGATGCCGTCCGTCCCGAAAGCAAGTCCCGTATCAGTCCCATTGCCGCCTCCGCCTCTAACGCCGTTTTCATCAATTATAGTGGCCTGGATCACCGACTGACTCTCCATGGCCTTGGCCTCAGCCTTTGCCAGGAACCTCGGGTTACGGATCCGGATCCTGTTGATCCAGATCATGCCCCCGATAGCGCCCATAAATCCGGTCGTGAAACTGATGGCCGACACAGCAAGAAGCGCGGCGACCGCACTCTGGATTGTTACGGCAAGAATAATGGCCAGCGTCAGCAGAAGTATCACCATCACGATGGCTGCGGTGACACTCGTTCTGAGAAGCAGATTATAGACCTTCATACCATCTCCTGATGTCAGAGGACCGGTAGAGGTGAGGCGCCTTTGGGCTTGTTCCTCTTCGGCCAACCGACGGCGGGAAGTTCCCGATGTTCTCATGAGCTGTCCGGTCCCTGGCCTTGCGGATTGCGGCCAGTGTTTTGCCTGGGCACAGGGCCAGAGCCTCGGACAACGTTACCGTCTCATCAATTGCCACGGCATTTGCGTCTTGATCGATAATCTCCCCGGTGATCACTGGTATCGCAGGTACATGATCCTTTGCGTCCAGCGCATCTTCAGGATAGATTGGGAATGGTGTTACTTCCCCGTTGGTGGCCAGCTCCCTGGCCTCTGAACCACTGAGGAAAGCTACCTGGCATTCCTGGATTTTTGATGTCACGATCTGCACGCGACCTGGCCTCATTGACCGTGGTGGCATATCGTGCTCCGGTACGAGCATTCGCCATGCGTTTCTGGTATAGCGCCCCAGAACACGGATACCCATGTTCTCGCGTGCGGCGCCCGAGCCTGCGGCGAGGGCGGTCATCATCTGCGCTACCGCGAACATGTTGATCCGGACCTGACGGCCCATGAACAGAGCTTCCTCAAGGGCCTCGATAGCCGGTGACTTCTTCGGCTGATTCTTTGTCCTTGTCTCTGACCACAGACGGCGGAGCCGTGCCATCCCCTCGTTCATCTCCTCGGCAATAACCAGAAGCCGTGGACCCACGTTAGCGTGGACTTCCCCTTCGAGGTCCACTCCAACATCGGCTACCTTGGTGCGCCTGTTGATCTCGTAGTCGAGCCAGATCAGGGCATCATGAATTTCCTCGATTGACCGGGCATACCGGACATTGGGAAGATCCCTGGCCCAGGTATGGGACAGCCGCTTAATGTCCAGTATAAGGACAATGCCGCCGTTGTGGAGAATCTGCGCAGCAGCAAGACGGGCAAGCTGCGACTTACCGCCGCCTGCGGCGATGGATAGGCCAAAGTGAGGTGAGTCCTCGGCCACGCTGACACTAATGGTTTCGTTACCACGGCCAAGGCCCATAACAACACTATCCTGAGTGCTTGCCTCAATGTCCGGGAGCACGTCGCGCAGCACAACCTTATCCGGTGGCGGGGTCGCAGATTTCATCTCCGCGTAGGAGTTGTCTCCCTGAACATTCCATGTCAAAACGGGATCACCCTGCATTCCTGCTACATCCCGGATAATGGCCGTGAGCCTGTTTTTCTGGCCCTCCGTGGGATGGAAGTTTTTCGGTAGGTCAAGACGGATATTAGAACGATCTTGTGCTACCCTGATCCATCGTCCTGGCTTGGCTGCCAGGGGAATCCCGATCTCCGGGGCCAGTGCGCTGTGAAGCGGACGAAGAATGGTCTTGTCGTTGCCCCTGTTCATCCACAGTCTTCTGAAACTCCAGATCCCCTCACCAATAAGGATCAGGGCGAACACTGCGACAATAGTGTCGAGACGAGTCTGGTGGATCAGGTGGAAATGACTGGTAAACCAGGACTGGTGCGCGACCCATGCCATTGTTCCCAGCGGGATCAGCATTGTCCAGCCAGTACGCTGAAGGGCCTTGTGCATGCGGGCTACAGGCTGGTAATGCTTGGAGTGCGGGTCGTACTTATCGTCATTGCGCCTATCGTCACCTTCGAGGCCATGACGCTGACGGCCTGAGAACCAGCGGTAGACAACGGGCAGGAAGCCGTAGCGCTTTACGTGTGCCCGGAATGCCTGGTGAATCCCGATCACGGCCACCCCGATGATTGTCATCAAGATCAATATAGCGGGCAGCATTTATCTCACCTTCTGCCCGTAGGGAAGTCGGGTCTGCTAAACACGTTTTCGTGCATGATTTTCTTGCCCCTTTGCCTCGGTTCGTTAGCCTTGCTAATTGTTAGCGCGGCTCACGGGAAATCGTTAGCAACGCTCACTAAATAAGCTTTGCAAAAACTTTACCTTCTCTCGCTCGCTGACGCTCGCTCGCCTGATACACTCAAGTCATGACGCACACCGGGAAACGAGCCAAGATCACTATCGAACCGCGCCACGGGCATCTCACTACCCGTGTGCGCTACCGCGCCCTTGACCTGGACGGCTTGACCGCCATGATCCTTACCGTCATTATACTGACGGCGCGCTTTTCCTGGCGATTTCTGGTCATAGCGGACAAAGTGACCGCCTGGGCCTGCTGGCGAGTCATCATGGCGGCGCGTATCGTGGGACCTGTGATCGCGCGGGTTACCGTGATCATGGTCTGCGGACTGGTACATCGCAGCCGTGGCATGATCCGCGCGCTACGCGCGTTCTACCCGCTGTAACCATGATCAACTATGAACTTCAGCCAATCGGAAGGGGTGACGTGACGGTAGTCCCCAGGTAGCGGCGCAGGCCTGCCACACCGGTCATACCCGTATGCGGCCAGTGAGCTGCACACGATGTGACCGGGCAGTACCCCGTTCACCTTCTCATGCCAGATATCCTTCAGCCCGAATTTACGGGTAAATACCTGCCCGCCATCCTCAGCGATGGCGGCCCAATCATAAGGGGTGCCTAGCATCGCTTCCATTAGAACGGCAATAGACATGCGCGATTCATCGGTTAGGGGCTGGCCAACGTTGGCCACCGTGAGAGGGTTGCTCGTGTATTTGGCGCAGTCTACCCAGCCAACACCGCCTGGCCGTCCCTCTATGCCCCACATGATCCCGTGCGGCCCTACGTGGTGCACTATGGCTACATGCTGGGCGGCGGGCTCACCGTCGATTACCGCGCCGATCTCGATAGCCTGGTCGGTAAAGGATGCGCCTCCGCTAACCACCAATACGGTGGCCGGGCGGAGTTTTGCCACGTCAAGCATTGTTTTCCTCCCAATATATTCCTACGGATTCGGTAGGATAGTGCATAATTATGCGGGATTTTTCAAGATCACTAAAAATACGCCCGATTTAGGCGGGATTTGCAAACGAC